ACCACAGCCACAGGCATAAAGAAAGTGGTTAAGTTCTTAGCTGGAGAAGATTGCGGTTGTAACGAGCGTAAGGAAATCCTTAATAAAAAGTTTAGATAGAAAAAGCCTGAGTGCTTTACAGAGAATGAGTACAACTTTGTAAGGGATGTAATAGAGAGAGGCTCTGATAAAATATCCGTCCAAGAGAACAGAACAATGGTTAGGATATACAATAGAGTATTTAACGAAAAAAGAAGAGGGACTAGCTGCTCTCCTTGTTTCTTAGATAATGTATACAAACCACTAAAGGCACTGTATGAAACCTATAAGTAAAGAAAAGGAATTGTTTGAGTTTCTTAAACGCAGTACGTATCCCGACCTTGTAAAGGCTAGGAAGCAAATGAGTACTTGGGATTGTTACTCCCCAAGCACTAGACATCGAATAGAACTAAAATGCAGGAGAACACATTATGATACATTACTTATTGAAAAGAAGAAATTTGAGGCAGTCACTAAAGTTTGTGAAGATAATCTCGATATTCCTATCTACATATGTAGTACTCCTAGTGGTATATTCTCATTTAATTTGTTTTGGGTTACGCCTGAGTGGGAAGTCAACAGAAGAAATCCAGCAACTACTGAGTTCGCTAATAGGGTGAGGATAGAAAAAGAAGTGGCATATTTAGATATAAAAGATTCGACAGTATTATGAATAATATCAAGAAACCATTTTACGGAGGAGGTTATGTCTCCTCATCCACTGCTGAAACGACAGAGGACAGGAAGAAGATACCTGTTTATTCAGGCGTATTAAGGTACTTTCCTGATGCAATAAAAGAGGTTGCTAAATGCAGCTATGTTGGTAATGAACAACATAATCCAGGAACTCCATTACATTGGGATAGAAACAAGTCAGGAGATGAGCTTGACGCTTTAATGCGTCATCTCATCGATGCAGGAACAATAGACACAGATGGCATAAGGCATTCAGCTAAAGTAGCTTGGAGAGCATTAGCTAATCTGCAAAAAGAAATAGAAAATGAAAAATAAAACAAGAGCAATCACTTGGGTAATACTATGTATTATTACCGTATCTATATGGTATGGTATATATAAGCTGGTAACGTAGAATAGCCCGAAAGCAGGAGTAAAATTATGGGGATGATTATTGCAACTTGTGAGTAGGGTTTAAAATATTATATATGAATAAAAAAAGACTGAGCCAAGCTCAACAAATAAAGCAACTAGAAAAGACAGTTGCACAGCTCCAAGAGATGTGTATATACCTACATCAAATGATTACTAAAGATAAAGAAGATGGAGACGATAAAACTTCTTGATGGGACTGATTGGGCTGTAGAAGACCTAATCGAAAAGATGTACGATAATGAGTTTTATTATGGCTACCTTAATAAAGCCTGCCTATCCTCATCATCTTGCAAGAAACTTCTGGAGGGCATCGACAGCTATTTAGGCAATAGAGAACCTTTGGATGCAAATATGAAGCCTCTTCGTGAAGGGAGGCTTATTCACGTTTCACTATTAGAAAAAGATAAGTTAGATGATTACTACCATTTTGTTGATGTGGCTACTAGGCGTAATAAGGATTATAAGGAAGCTACTAAAGACCCTTCGTTGGAGGGTAAAGAGATTATGTTATCTAAGGAGAAAGTATGGGCGGAAAGCATTGTTGATGCTGTTCTGGACAACCCAACAGCAAATGAGCTATTTACAGGAGGAGAATATGAAGTGCCAGGAATTGACTATGTACAAGGACTTCCCTTCAGAGCCAAAGCAGACTGCTTGAGAGGTGATAGGATTGTGGACCTAAAGACCACATCCGACATCGATTCTTGGCAGTACAATATGGATTTATATGGATATGATGCACAAGCTTATATTTATATGTCGATATTTAAGAAAAAAATGTTTACCTTTGTTATTGTAGACAAAAGAACGCTAAAGGTAAAAACATATGATGCAACCCCCGATGATATACAGCAAGGTAAAGAAAAGGTTAGCGAGGCAATTGCAAGCTATATTGAGGGAGTGGGATTTTAGGACTCCTGTAGTAGAGGAGTTTTTTATCCTCACCTGTAACGACATCCTTGCTGGATTACCACTTGATGAGATTTATGTCAGCCTCAATCTGTTTGAGGAATTGGAGGGATATGAGGAATGTGAAGGGATACTTTTAGCGTGTGAACTATGTACAACACTAACAGTTTCAATATATTTAAACAAAGAAGATGAATAAAGAGATAGCACTAGAAGTGCAAAGAATAAAGAAGATAGTTTCAACAGTAACAGGTAGAGACCTTATGAGTGAGGTTAGAGATCATAAAAATGTTATGGCTCGGTCTATATTCTGCAAGATGGTTTATGACTATTTAAAGAAGAATGGTATGAGAAGAGGTGCTAAGTCCTACATAGCCAAGTACTTAGGTAAGAACCACGCCACAGTATTATACTCCTTAAACAACTTTAAGGCAGATATACTTGGTTCTCCACTCAACAGAAAGATGTATGAGAAGTGTGCTGAGGTATTCGAAAGTCTAGGAGATGTGTATACAACTATGGATGAAAGAGACCTTACTATCGATAACCTGAAAAACAAAATAACCGACTTACAGTTACAATTAAGGGATGCTAGACCTTATCGTCAAGAGGTTGAGTTACTTGTGGAGCTTGTGAATAAAGTTCCAAGCGAACACATAAGTGATGCGGAGTTTAGAATAATAACAATGTTAAAAGGATTTCAAATTGAACCAAAAAACCAAAGAACGAAAGTTATTGGCTCTTACGAAACTGTTACCTCGTTCTAGGAACTTGGAAGCACAGAGTTATTGTTTCAATAATGGTTACAAGATATATCCGATTCCTGAAGGAACGGAATATCGCTTACAAATAGAATACAAAGGGCAAAAGAAACTAGGAGAGAAGCTTTATAGCAGGAAAGAATGGTATAATGCTATATGGGATTTATACGATAAGATATATGAAAAAAATAAAGATTAACCACTTAGACTTGTTCTCAGGTATAGGTGGATTTCATTTAGGATTCGAGCGTGCAGGATTCGAGATTAACTCATATTTCAGCGAGATAGATAAGTACGCAATACAAGTATATAAAGATAAATTTAAAGATAGCAATTATGTCGGATCAGTTACGGATGTTCGTGGAGGAGACCTCCCCGACATCGACCTTATCACTTTCGGAAGTCCTTGCCAAGACTTCAGCCTTGCTGGAAAACGCAAAGGGCTTGGGGGCGAGCGAAGTAGCCTTATCAGTGAAGCAATTAGACTCATCGGAGAAAAGAGACCTCGTGTTTTTGTCTGGGAAAATGTTAAAGGAACATTCTCATCAAACAATCGCCAAGACTTTGCAGCAATCTTGCAAGCGTTTACCAACATTGGGGGTTATAGACTCGAATGGCAATTGCTTAATACAAAGTGGTTTCTACCCCAAAATAGAGAGAGAATCTACCTTGTCGGATATCTTGGAGACGGAAGTGGAGGACAAATATTTCCTATCGGAGAAAGTAGTAAACAGATTAATGAGTTACAAAAACAACAAGGAAATACCTGTACGCTCACAACAAGATATGAGGCAACAGGAAACGGAAGCTACGTTATTGAACGTAAACTCGATGCACAAGAAGTAGAGGTGGGAGATTTTAGATATGATGAAGGATATCGAGTAAGGAAAGATGGCAATTCACCAACATTAAGAGCCCGAGATAAACAAGATATCTCTAGTCAACCTATAGTAAGGGTAAACTCGGCAACCTCAAAAGGATATGAAGTGGCTGAAGAAGGTGATAGTATAAATTATTCCGTGCCTACTTCAAAGACTAGAAGGGGTAGAGTTGGTAAGGGTATGGCTCAAACTTTAGATACAGCCTGCAACCAAGCTGTTATGGAATCAACTAAAATAAGAAGGCTAACACCAATCGAATGTGAAAGACTACAAGGCTTTCCGGATGATTGGACTAAGCAAGGCACTGAAGGAGTAATAAGTGACACACAGCGTTACAAGATGTGTGGAAATGCAGTGACAGTAGATGTTGTTGCAGCTGTGGCAGAAAGAATAAAACAAGTCGTTTATGCCTAGACAAAAAGGAGAACGTAAATATATGAAGAAGACCGATGGTCGGAAGGGTAACGGTGCAAAGCGTGGCGATGCACTTATCCGAAAGACTATGGCTACTCCTGCTAATCTTAACAAGGCTAAGAAGAACAGGTCAAAACTGCTTGCTACCAATGCGATAGAAGAGGTTTATGGGTCTGAGGCTAACTTTTGGAAGATGGTTGCTGAAAAGGCAGAGAACTCTCAGTACGACCGTAAGATGGTTATTGAGTATATATACGGCAAGGCAATGGATAATCCTGATGCGCTAAACCAAGAGAAGAAGATTGACTTCTCCATTGTAAATATATTTCCCGGTACTGAAGCTCCAAAAGAGATTGAAGATGTAATTGATATAACTCACGAAGAAGATGAAGACGATAAATAGCCTAAGCGGTGGTAAAACATCAAGCTACATAGCAGCTAATTATCCTGCTGACTATGATGTGTTTGCATTAGTGAGAACTGATGACAAAAAATGTATGTTTCCTAATAAAAAATTAAGACAGGAAGTAGAGGATAGAATACAAGCACCATTTATTGGTACATTAGAAGATGATACCATAATACACACTATGCTTGATTTAGAGCAGTATATAGGTAGAAAGATTACTTGGGTAACAGGAAAGACTTTTGATGATGTTATAATAACCACAAAAAAAGGCAAAAAATACTTACCTAACAAAGTGGCTAGATACTGCACAACAGAACTTAAAACAATGCCAATACTACATTGGATATATAAAGAAGTAGGTAAGCCTGTTATAATGAGGTTTGGATATAGGGCAAATGAAACTAATAGAGCAAGGACAATGATGGCTAAAACAGATGATGATGGTTTTACAAATGTTAAAGCTACTTTTAATAAAAATAAAAACGGTACAAACTCTTGGAATACATACAGGTATTGTAAGCCTAAATTTCCTTTAATAGATGACAATATATATAAAGATAACATTGAGCAGTATTGGAAAGATAAACCTGTTAGGTTTGCTTTTATGAATAATTGTGTAGGCTGTCATTGGAGAAGCCCTTTGTTGTTAAAAAAAATGAGCGATATGCATCCTAATAAAATGCAATGGTTTGCTGACCAAGAAACAAATAAATCAAAATGGAGAAGTGATGTAATGTACAAAGACATTATGAAGTGGAATACACAAGCAGAACTATTTGACCAAGACTTTAATGAATGTGATAGCGGATATTGTGGCTTATGAAAGTACCGAATCTGAATCCTAAATACAAATCGTTTGGTAATGACTCCAGATACTTTATTACCACAGGAGGGCGAGGCTCAGGTAAGTCTTTTGCGGTAAACGTATTCTTACTGCTCCTAACATACGAGAAGGGGCATAAGATACTCTTTACGCGGTATACGATGGTATCTGCTTCGTCTTCTATTATTCCTGAGTTTATTGAGAAGCTGGAGCTAATGGATGTTGTCGAGGACTTTCGCATAACGAAAGACGAGATAACAAATATCAAGACAGGGTCTTCCATATTATTTAAAGGAATTAGAACTGCTTCAGGAAACCAAACGGCATCACTGAAATCGTTAAACGCAATAACCACCTTTGTCTTAGATGAAGCTGAAGAGCTTACGGATGAAGATACCTTCGATAAGATTGACCAATCGGTTAGGGTGAAAACTAAACCTAATAGGGTCATCTTAATACTTAACCCAACCACTAAGGAGCATTGGATTTGGGGACGTTTCTATGCGAATAGGAATATCCCCGAAGGATTCAATGGCATCAAGGATGGTATCACATATATTCACACCACATACCTAGACAACACTGATAACCTGTCTCAGTCGTTTCTAAATCAGATAGCAGAGATTAGAAGACGTAGACCTGAGAAGTACACACACCAAATACTTGGTGGATGGATGGAAAAGCAGGAAGGTGTTATCTTTACTAATTGGAGGGTAGGAGAGTTTAATGATAACTATGAAACCATATTCGGACAGGATTTCGGTTTCTCTGTTGACCCTACTACACTTGTGAAGCTGGCTATCGATAAGGGTAACAAGCGGATATTCCTCAAGGTAATGTACGCTAAGACAGGAATGTCCACAACTCAGATTGCTGACTACAATATAAGGTTTGCAGGTCCGCACCTTATAGTGTCGGACTCTGCAGAACCACGACTAATTAAGGAGATTAAACTGAAGGGGTGTAACATTACTCCTACCGTTAAACGCAGTGGGTCTATATTGTCTGGTATTGCACTGCTCCAGGACTATGACCTTATTGTTGACCCTGACTCCACAGAACTCATTAAGGAGCTGAATAATTATGTGTGGGCTACTAAGGGACAGACAAAGCCTGTAGACAAATGGAATCACTGTATCGATGCTATCAGATACGCAGCTCAGTACGTTCTAGTAAATCGCACAAAAGGTGCGTATACTATTAGGTAGTTTAAAATATTTTTGTATATTTGTCCTGTCGAAAGGCGTAATAAATATTTAGTTTTTTCATTATTGATTAGATAACCCTCAGTTTTGTTTGGTCTTTCAGCTTACTTAAGACCTCTCAGATTGAGGGTTTATCGTTAAACGCAATAGGGTAATTCTTAAACACAGTAGGGTTTTTGACAAACTTGACAAAGGTGACAAACTTGACACCTGCCAATCCTTAACCATTTCTTAACATTAGCGTAACATTGTCTTAACATAGACATTGTATGTTTGCTGTATAATTTTAAAACAAAAGATATGGCAACAAGATGCACAATTAAAGTAGAAGGGTTAAACTTCGCTAAAGTATATAAACATTGGGACGGATACAAGGACCATATGTTGGGTTGGTTAAATGAGTTTAACAATGATTTCAATAAAAATAGAGGTCACGATCCTGAATATAAATTCGCTCAGCTATTAAGGTTTGCTGAAAGGAAGTCCAAAGATTTCAACCTTGACTCTAGCCATTACACAGGTTGGGGCGTTATTCCTTTCAATAATACTTGTTGGGCTGAATACGAATATATATTGACTGAAAATGGAGTTGAGGTTGTTGAATTTCCTGAAGAAGATTAATGAAAAAACCGACACTACAAAGCGTATTGCAAGCTCAGGGCTTCAATGCACAGGACGCTAGAACAGTAGCGAAGCTCGCCAAAGAAGCGAAAGAAGTAAAAGTAAATAAAAAAGGTATAACACTAAAAATTAATATATAATTATGACTTGGATATTAACAGCACCAAAAACAAGAGTGCAAGAATTTGTAGACAGTACTGAAAACGGTAAAATCTTCAGTGCAACATTCGAAAAGAAGGATGGAACGATTAGAACTATTAACTGCAGAAGAGCGGTTAAAAAGGGCGTTAAAGGCGTAGGTATGTCTTTTGATCCTATGAGTAAGGGACTCCTTGTGGTGTACGATATGCACCATAAAGGGTTTAGAATGATTAACCTGGATAAACTTATCGAGGCTAAAGTAAACGGTAAAACAATTAAGTTTCTGTAATGGATAACGAGACGCTTAAATTGGTAGAGGACTGCAGGGATTTATTGAGAGATATAAATTCCTGCACGGACTCCAGAGATAGCTCTAAAAAGCTAATAGAAAAACAGATATACGAACTAAATAAATTAATAGACAATGAACTATCAGAAAATTAGAAAACTACAGGAAGAGTATGGCGTTGCTAATATGCAACGCCTAATCGATGACGGCTCCGTATGGCATATGGAGGGGTCAATGGGGCGCAAGGCTATGGACCTATTATCTACAGGTCAGTGTATGTTACCCAAGAAGCAATATAAGGACTTCTACGGCAATATCATCCCCTCAAGGGATGATGTTAAGCCAGGAACTACAGGAAGCTATAAGAACGCTGTAAAGTATTGGGAGTCTATTCACGATTATGATGCGATGTATGTCTGAGATAGTAAGTAATTGTTGTGATGCTCCACCGATTTGGAACACCGACCTTTGTTCGATTTGC